AGGTAAACTGATCCCCGTATGGCTCAGCCAGCGTGCCAGAATCTACACCCCATCTGCGCCCATCGTAGTCTGAGAACGGAGTGATCTTGAGCTGGTGCAGGTGGCCAGTAACGATTGACCTACCTGACTTGAGTGCATTGTTCCATGTACTGTGGACACCGTTGTGCCAGCGATGCTTGACGATCAATGAGTCATTGATGTCTACTCTCCACCCTGTGTGCCAGCCAGGGAAGTAATCCCACAGGTTGCTGAACTCGGACAGGTCTGGAGCATGGGCGGCAATGTAGTTAAACAAGCGCACGTCATGGTTGCCATATGTCCACAGTTTAGTTGCGTTCTTAGATGCGTTGGCTATCTCATGCAGTCGGTCTTGGCAGGCTTCAATCTCCTTCTTTGGGGTCGGAGGTTCTGTACCCATCAAGGCAGGGAAGCGACTGATCCTAGCACCATCAAACACGTCGCCGTTGAGGATCAAAGTCTGCGGCTTGAACTCGGTTATCAGTTTGACAAAAGCCTTGTGAGCTACCGTCTCCTCACCTGGCCAGTAGTGGCAGTCACTAGCTATGAACACCATGCCAGTGTGTACCTTATGCTCTATGACCCTACGATTTTCAGGTATGGTTGTGACTTTATAGACAGTCTGCGGTGCATTGTAGGTTGGCAGGGATATGCCTAGGGTAGATTGGATCTTGGCCTTGCGTCCAGCCAATGCCCTCACAGACATACCAACGTGTTCGGCAGCCAGCTTAGTGCTGCCAAACCGTTTCATCGCCGTAATGATTTCGTCGTCAGAGATTCTTTTTAGTGCCAATTTTTCTTCCGCCTATTGTTATCACGTCTATCGGCCCGCGAGTAGCGGGGTCAAACAGAGCAGCGATTTCGACGGCTTCCTTGGGCGACTTGCCCAGGTGCATAGCCGCTAAGGCGTATGCTGATCCTGTGCCAATCGCATAGAAAGGTTCTTTGATGCAAGCAGGGATGATGGTACTTTCGTACACCCAAATGCCATCAGCTCTAAGCTCCATACATTCGACATCGCAGTCTGAATCTAGGTCTCCACCGTGCTCGATGGAGTTAAAAAATTTTAGGATCTGAACCCAATCTCCGGCGGCTCCGGCTACCCCATCCTTCCACTGCCTGAGTTTACAAACGGAATAGTAACTACCTTCACCACTGCACATACTGTCAGCCGCTATCTGTTTATGGACTAGGCTGGCAGCTATGGTCGTCACTTTTTCTTAAGCCACTTTTGAACCGTGTCGGTTTCGTATATACGAAAACCCGTCCAAACTATTGTGAACAAAGCCGCAATGGACGGAAGGATCTCGGCTAGGGTACCGAGTACAGTTATGAACGACAGACCGTCGGCAACGTGTTTGGTAGTTTCGGATGCGTGATAAGCCATGATCTCAATCGTAAATAATGTTGATACTGCCGGAGTCAAAGGTGCCGCTAACAGGCAGTACGCTAACGGTTGTCAGGACATCTGACAATGTCTTGTCCCCAGCACAGGTAATGGTTCCACCGGAATAGCTTACCGAACCAGAGGCCAGCCAAATGTTGCCACTGGTATTGGCTATGGTAATCACACCACTCAGGCTATACCCTGCGTTACTAGAGTTAAGCAAGAACCCGCTGGTTGATGTGGCCGAGGCCAATGAGGATGAGTCTAGGCGGGATGAGCCAGAGGTATATCCGGTTGTCTCAATGCCACCCGCATCTCCAAGCCTGACCAGTACGTTGACTGCTCCGCTTGTGCTGATCCCGTTTAGGCACAGGGTAATCCGCTTGACCCAAGACGGGATGCTAGTGAAGGTTACAAAGGATGTGCTAGCTGCGTTTTGGCTAGTCATCCGGGTTATGGGCTGGCTCAACTTGGCTGGCGTTATCACGCCACTGTCAACCGTCCAGCTCGTACCAGATGAGGCCACCGTTATGTCGCCCTTGTCTCCGTCTGTCAGGGTAACAATGGTACGGTACTCAATGTCTGTCGCACCTGAGTTTACAAACAGTGCCTTGTTGCCATTGCTAGTCAGGGATGGCAACAGGTTTACCCTAGCTGCTGCTGCCGTGCTAGCACCAGTACCACCGTCTGCAATGGCTATGTCTGTGATGCCAGTGATTGAGCCGCCAGTAATGGCCACGTTGGTCGTTGCTTGCGACGCCTTTGCCAGAGGGATGCCACCTGCCGTAGCTCCGTCATGGACTACGATTGTATCCTTGGTAGTGTCAACCGTAATCTCAGCCTCAAGCCCTGTGAAGCTGGCGTGCTGGACAGTCGTACCTCTGCGTAGTCGCAATGCGTTTGCCATGTTATCCCTCTGCTGGTTCCGGTGTATTACCCGCCTCAACCCAAGCCTTGAACTCTGGGTAGTCCTCAGTACAGGTCAGTCTGCATTTACCATCGTCATCAATACGGGCAAAGATTTGTTGGTCATCGGGATTAAGTTTGGGTAGCATTTTGTAAATCATAGTTCAGCACTCCATCCAAGATAACCATTACCCGAATTAGTTACAATACTACCGCCATGTCCGGCAGTTAATCCAGAAGCAACATCAAAATTAACTTGCCACATATCTGTTGTTGTTCTAGTGCTAAAAGTAGGAACGGCAGAGCAGACAATCTGTGTTGTTCCATTCCACCTGTAATCAGATGCAGTTCCGCTTTGTTCTAGTGCGGATGGGGCTGTTCGTAATCTAACCGGAAAATTACTAAAACCACTAAATACTGTTGTACCACTCGCAAAAGCACCAGTTGAAATAACCGCATTAACAGCAATTGCTGTTCTATAATAATACCGCTGACACATTATCAACTCACGCCCATAATCCCTGCGCTCAAACGGTGTAGCAACAGAGCCTACTTCGAGTTGAACGCCTGTGATGTACCAAGTAGCGTTGAGAGTGCCGATGACGGATGTTGCTCCTGTGGCGGATTGATAGTTTGCACCAGCCCATGCTCCAGCAGTTCCACTATAAGTTGAACCATTACCAAGACCAAAAGTAAGTCGTATGCCAACACCATTTGTTGTCAGCCAAGTTCCTGATGTATCTCCAGCAATTGTTATAGTTTTTTGTTCCCAAGTATTTGAAGCAGAAATAGTGTAGCTAAATGGATAACTTCTATTTACAGCAGAATTTCTTAAACTTCCACCAAAAGTTCCAGTAAGAGAACTTCTTACCCAAAACGAAAGAGTTACAGTTTTAGCATTAGCAGTTCCCCATGCTAAATCACCAATATTTAAGCCTTCAATAACTTGAACAATTTGAAAGTAATCAGAAGCACCAATGCTTACAGCCGATGCAGTAGATAATCCTAAGTAATTAACAAATCCTGCTGGAGGAGTAACAGAATCTTTATTTTGTTGAATAGCAAACTTACTAGCTTGTGATGCTTCATATTTCCATCTATCAACTGTAAAACTATCCACACTAGGAGTAACACTAGCACCAGCGTTCCTCTGGTCAATCCTCATGTCACCATTGATGATGCGGTTACGGAAGCCTTGCAGACTATCCGCAGTAGGGGTCATGCTATTTATAGTAGCGGTATTGCCACCACTAGCGTCTGTTACTACGTTGACCTTCAAAGTACTCATAAAGACTCCACAATCTGTTTCAACGCATCTACATGGGTCACAGAATTGATGTTGTTCTGGATCGTTGCGTACTTGTCACGGATGACTTGCCTTGATGCCTCTGCCGCTTGTGCCTCTGCCGGGATGGTTGCCTTAATATCTAACGGAGCAAACTCAGCAGACCGAGCAGCCCTGCGCTTGTCGTGAGCAATGTTCTTGGCTTTGTCTAAGTTAATCGTAATCACTCTGTATACTCCCAAGCATCTCTAAATGTGCGGTCTGACGGAATATCAGCAACATCTACAATCTTGTATGGTTTGCCTTCAGGTACATCTTTGGCGGCAATTTCTTCGATAGTTAGGCCGCAGTCAGCGGGAATAATCACCGCCACGCCGCCGTCATCTGTTTGGTAAATAATTCTTGAGTTCATGGTTGTCCTTTAACGGAAAACGGCAACGGAAATTGTGGCCATATCAAAATCACTTGCTGGCGTAGAAGCGTTTATCCGACAAGACGAAGTTGTGAACGCACCACTTGGACTGGGTGCAGTAAATGTTACTCCCTTAAAGGTGGTTCCAGTAGTGCCGCACACGCAATAATTTGCATCCGGCATCGCAGTCGTGAAGTTCACCGTGTAGTCACCCGTATTGTTATCCGTGATGCTCGACACATTTCCACTTGCACGAATTGCCACAGTACCAGTACCGTTGAAATTCACCCATGCACGACATCCGTATGCAACAGCAGCGGAACCGTATCCTGAGTTAAAGGATAAGTCCCCGCTAAAAGAACCAGTAGTGCCAGAGATAGCCGCACCACCAGCCGTGGTGATAATGGTTCCCGTAGCGTCTGGCAGCGTCAGCGTCCTGTTTGTGTTGCTATTTGGGCTGGCAATCGTGAAGATGCCCGTCCCGCTGGCGTTGCTCTCTAGTTTGATTGATGACATTATTGGGCCTCGATCCAGTTCGTTGTTGTCTCGTCCCACGTGTATTGCTTACCATCTGTCGGGTACGCAACAGGCGCATCCCATAGGCAAGTATCCTCGTTCAGAGTCCATGAAGCATAAGGCTTTGTTGGTATGAACGCATCTCGTACAGGGTCGTAGGTGTAGCCGATGCCTGCATAGTTCTTACGCAATGGACGGCCCTCTGGGTGTTGACCACCACAGGTGTTGTAAGAGGTCTGAATCCACTCACCGGGAGAGGAATCGACAAATGTAGTAAAAAACTCAGGCTCCGCAACAATCACTTGCGTCACGATGCCATCACAAACTTTTGCAAAATGTGACATTTGTTTCCTTTTACGCCGTATATGAGCCTGAACTGTTATAAGTCAAAATTGTATTTGAGCCGTTTGTTGTGACTGTTGGTGAACCTGTGGTTGTGCCTGTGTAGTTTGTGGTCGGAATTGAAAGAATAACTACACCTGAGCCACCAGCGCCTCCTGTATTTGCGCCAGAAGTAGCTGTGCCACTACCGCCGCCGCCAGTGTTCGCAGTTCCACTATTTCCTGTGCCAGATACACTAGGACACGAAGCCCCGCCCCCAGCGCCACCAGAGCCGCCGGTGCCTGAATCATATCTACCGCCGCCTCCACCACCAGCAAGGGTTACAGATGAGCCAGTAATTGAAGATGCAGTTCCAGCACCGCCGTTACCGCCGGTTGTGCTTGTTCCAGCAATGCCAACAGCCGAAGAACCACCGCCACCGCCACCACCATAAGAGCTAGCAGAAGATGAACCACCGCCTCCGTTATTGCCTTGTCCAGATGTTCCTGTACCACCAGAAGTATTACCACTAGATACTCCAGAGCCGCCACCACCAGAGCCACCAGAAACACCGTTAACACCACCACCACCACCGCCACCACCCCCTGTGCTGGTAATTGAATCAAATACAGAATTTGAACCATTGGTTCCAGATGCGTTACTGGCGCCACCGCTACCACCTGCACCCACAGTTACGGTGTAAGTGCTTCCAGTAGTTACGGGAAAACCAATGCCTGTACGATAGCCACCTGCACCACCACCGCCACTAACAGCACCACTCGAACCACCACCACCACCGCCACCACCAGCAACAACAAGGTATTCAACTGTGTAGTTAGGGGATTGAAAAAAACCACGCCATTGCGATCCAACTGAGTCCCACCACTCCAGTCGATTCAAGGTTGAGTTAAATCCACTTTGACCCGCTACTGGACTAGACGGGCGAGTTCCTGTTGTCCAAGTGGCGTTTGCAATCCCTGTTGTTCCGTTAAGTACAATCGTCATGTTAGACCACCGTCCAAGCTGAACCACTCGACACCGTGACCGTCACGCCTGTATCTACCGTAACTGGCCCCGCACTTAATCCGTTAAAAGTTGACGCAATCGTATAGCTCGTATCAATCGTCTGAGCGTTTACAAAGATACCGTTCTGCGCCACAGGAACTTCAGACTTCAGTTCACCTGTTGATGGCTTGTAAAGTAACTTGGCGTTGCCCGTGTAAATCGTTGATGCAGTACCCGTGGTCGCATTTAGGAACGCAGGGTATACGTCAGTTGCCGTACTTGTATCGTTTGTAATACTTACACTACCGCCTGGTGTAGCCCAAGACAGAGTCCCGGTTCCATTCGTTACTAACGCTTGGCCATTAGATCCGTCAGCGTTTGGTAGAGTCCACGACACGTTAGAGCCAATGGCCGCAGGAGCCATCAGAGCTACATAGTTATTCCCATTGTCGGTGTCCTCGTAAAGCTTGATGTCAGCTCCGCTAGACGATGTGCCAGACACAACCACGGAGCCAACAAAGGTTGGAGCCCCAGTATCATCTAGCGTTGCTGAGGAGTTCTGGATCAGCTTTCCGGTCGTTAGATCAAACCTAGCGAAGGCATTGTCGGTTGCGCTTGCTGGCCCGACTACATCGCCTGAGCCGCCACCGCCACCAGTTACCCACTCAACATCAGTGGCCCCAGTATTGACCGCCAAAACCTTGCCAGCGTTACTAGCCAGAGCAGGCAGAAGAGAATTGCGTACAGTCGCGCCGTTCTCTCCTACCCATGCCGTGCCATTACCTACAATGAACTGTCCGTCAGATGGCGTGATACCGGCAATATCTGCCAGGTAGCCTACGCTGACTACGTCATTGGCAACTGTTGTTACGTCGGCAGCTATCCCTGCCACAGTAGTTACGTTTGCCGATATGCCTGCGACCGTATTGATGTTGGCGTTATTCGTGGCAACCGTATTGATGTTAGTGCTATTGCCTGCTACGGCATTGATGTTGGTCGAGTTGCCAGCCACGCTAGTCACGTTGGCGCTGATACCAGCTACGGTCGTCACATTGGCAGAGATACCCGCAACCGTATTGACGCTAGCAATACTGCCTGCCACCGTGCCAATGTCCGTGGCGTCTGCCGCCACAGACGTGACATCTGCGCTAATCCCAGCTACGGTTGCAACGTCAGCAGAAATGCCGGCTACTGTATTTACGTCGGCAATACTTGCCGCTACCGTTCCAATGGTGTCAGTACCAGTCAGGTCGGCAGACACTATGGTTATATCACCGCCAGTACCGAGTTCTCCAACCACCGCATTGACGTTGGCTATCGACCCACCAACAGCGTTGACGTTGGCTATGTTGGTCGATACGGTTTGGATGTCAGTTAAGTTGTTATATGCTGTGACCAGATAACCCGTAGGCACACCAGTGGCGCCAGTCGCAGGGTCGGCAATTGAGCCTAGGTCGTAGTTCCAATCCGTGCCGGCTAGGTCATCGCCGATCACGTCAATCTGAGTAATGTGGTCAGCTAGCGAGGAGATATCTGCCGATATCCCAGACACCGTCTCAATGTCGTCCTTGATGGCGTCCAAGTCCTCAATGGCCTGAGACACCCCGGACAGCTCCACGATCTCATTGACAATCGCAGCCACGTCGTTGAGGCTGGTAATGGTATTAGCCGTCTCAGGATTGCCATTGGCGTCAAAGGAGAGCACCTTGTTGGCCCTGCTTGCCGCACTTGGCAAGACCATATTGATCGTCGTTGGATCGGTTTGTGGAGCCCGTATTGACCTTGCAATAGCCTCGGCGTTTTGCTGGTCAAAGATGGTCAGGCTGTCTAGCTCGTCGTTTAGGACGCTGGCAAACAGGTCGCCGCCAGTAGTGAAGTCAGTCGTACGCTCTATCGTACGATCCCCGACAATGGTTATGGTGGAACCGGATGGGCTGGCCAACAGGGTAATTGAGCCAGTGCCGTTAGTATTGATAGTAACCGTATAGTTGGTAGTCAGGGTTAGAAGCGTGGCTCCGTCATAAACGGCCACGTCCCCCTGATCCAAAATCTCAAACGTAAACGCATACGGGCCTGTGCCTGAAGCGGCATAGACCACCCTGCGTGATACGTTAGAGATATCGTAATCTGCCATAATAGTTCCTATCCGAAATCTAATGGTTATCGCTTATATTTACCAACATCTCTTTGGGTTTCCTTGAGGTCTGCTATGGCTCCAGCCAAGTCCTTGTCCTCGGCCAAAAGTTGCTCCTTGGCAAACTTGTACGCAGAAGTTATCTCTGCGCTAATCATGGTTTGAGCTGCGGCCAAGTCCCGTCCGGCCAAGGTAATAATTGCCCGGTCTTTGCCCAAGGCGTCTATGCGCTCGGCCAATTTGCCGCCGTCCGTGGCCAGCTCAATCAGCCGGTTGTACTGGTCGGCTGACAGCTCTACCCCGTCAATCTTCCGGTCTGGCTTATATTGGGGTACGCCGTACTCAATCAGGGTTGCGTAGCCTGGCTCAAAGGTTCCGTCAGCCCTTTTGAACGGGTTGAACATCTCGTACAGGTTGCCCTTGCCATTGGTCTTTACGTTGCCCGTAAGGGGGTCAAGCGCAGGTGGCAGGCTATCTGATAGGCCAGGAGTACGGCTCTTGATAGTTCCAACCGCTTCCCAGAATCCTTTGCCAGCTCCAGCCAAAGGATCGATTTCCTCCGGGGACAAAGACTCCATGACATTGCTGCGGTCAGGGTTTACATATCGCTCAATGGCGGCCACAAGCGAGGAGTGCGTTCCGGTTACAGGCACAGCCCCGGCTACAAACGAAGTTGTTTGTTTGGCCAGTCTATTCATTACGTTGTATAGGAAACTTGGCGCATCCTTAGATCCTGCGCTAAATACCTTTTGGATCTCTCCAAAGCCAGCAAGCATAGGCTGATCGGCTAGGTATTGGTACACGCCCATCGCCCCACCAGTTATTATCTTTTCCATGTCGGCTTCGCCAACCGTACTCATAGAGTATTCGCCTGCGGTAGCGCCAACCGATAGCAGGGTACCCAATGGCTCTAGTCCGGCGTAAGAGATATAGACCTTATCCGGGCCAACGCTAACCGTTGTGATGCCCTTAAAACGCTCAATCTCCTCGTCGCTTACATCTGACTTATTAAAGACAAACGAGAACTCTTGCCATCCGGCGCCCTTGAGTGACTCTTTATCTTCGTTGCGATACGGGCCATATCCAGTTACCTTACCCTCCAAGGCGCTCATTCCAACCCCGGTTATGATCCCGGTTCCTAGAGTCACGCGAGCTATGGCCATGTCTTTACGGATGCCGCCTGCGTTCCAATCAGCCCAGAACCTTGGGCTAGCAAAGTTCAATCCCGGAGTGCGGCTCATGGCCTCTAGGGCAATGTTAGTTGGCGTGCGGACAAACGGCACGAACATTTTGAGTATAGGATTTTGCAAAGTTTTTTGGATACCTTGCAGGCTAGACTCAAGCTCACGGGTAAATGTGGTGGTACGCGCCACAGCCTTAGCCGCAGCGTCTACGTCTGCCGGAGGGTTAGTTAGCGTCTGCTCCATAAAGCTAGACGCCTGCTTTGCCGCATCATCTGGAGATACACCTGCCGCTACTAGCCTGTTGTACTCAGCATTGCCTGCACGGGTGGCCAGAGCGTTTAGTTCCATGCGGTAAGACATGGCCTTGAAGAACTCGTCCTCAGCCATGAGCGCACGGCCAGGAAGCTCCACTACCTTGCCATAGTAACGTATCGCGTTACTAACAGCCTTGCCCGTATCTGAGTCGCCAAAGTCAATGTCAAATGGATCTTTGCGGCCACGCACCATTTCAATCTTGGTGAACGGATCTGTTGGCTCGTTTTTCTTGGCGGCAGTGTAGGCAATTTCTGCCCCTTCACGGATGCCTTGAATCATGCCCATTGCTTGAGCGTATACCTCGTTGGTCTGGATTGCCTCCTCGCCACCTAGTATTGAGTTGCGTACCTTACCAACCATAGAGCCGACCATACGCTCTGGGATCTGGTACGCGCCAAAGAACATATTGCCTGCGATATTCTTGGCGTGAGAGATTGGAGACGAAAGCAGACCGTTGATCCAGCTCGTCGTTGTTATGTCTAAGAATCTATTAGCCCAACCCTTAGCGGTATTTGTGTAGCCCTTCTCAGCCAACTCTGCGCGAGCTGCACGGCTATCAAGAGCCGTATATCGGTTAGCCACAGACAATACGCTATCCAAAGCAAATGGCGTATCAATGCCACCAGACTCAGTCAAGATTGCGTCAAGCATTGCGCCACGTTCTGCGGTTGAAGTTCTAGCCTGGGAGAAAACACCTAGCGTTCTAGCAATGTCAGCCTGCCGCCCTTTGGCCGCCTTGAGCAAAGCACCCTCTACGGCTAAAGCCTGTTGGAACTGTACGGCTAGATCTGAATTCAAAGTTCCATCTAACTTGGCTTGCTTAACCTTTTCTCCCAAATCAAAAGCTCGCTTGCCAGCGTCAGTAATGGCTAGCAACATCTTGTAAGCCTGACTTGCATTAGCTTCTGTTATTTTGGTCGGGTCAATAATCCTAGCCAAGAACGCCTCGTCGTACCCTTCTTCTGAAGCCTTGGCAGCAATCTCTTTATAAGACACCTTTTCTAGTTTGTCTGCTCCGTACACACGGGCAGTCACGTCAATGAACTGCTTAAGCCCATTGTCGTCTTGAATCATGTCTAGGTTGAAGGCAGTCTCAGGTGGCTTACCCTCCATCGGAACTTCTGGGGGTATGTTGGCCATCTCACGCTCAACCTTCTCAACCACCTCGACCGGCGCATTGGGAATAGTTTGATATGGCCCAACTGCACCCTCTGGAGGTTTAATCTCACGCTTAGGCGCCTTCTTAATTACACCTTTCAATACGCCAAGCGGAAGCCCAGCTACGTCTACCGGCTCAAATGCTGGCTCAGCCTGGGTGTACTCAATCGGCTCTGGAAGCGGCTCATTAGGCTGTTGTGCCTGTATTTCAGCTACGTCCTTCTCAACGGAGCTGAGTTCATCTAATCGCTCTCCAAGCGGTTTCATTGCCATTATTTAGCCCCTGTTACTTTCTTAGCGACGCGAGCAACTTTTTTCGCGCCTTTGACATATCCACCTGGCGCAGCAAGCTCACCGACAGTCTCAGCCAAGGATTCTCCTGAGCCCATTTGTAGCCCAGCTTCGTCCAAAAACTTCTTGATATCCTCTGTCGTTGGCAAGCCAGTCTTAGACTCAAGCCCAGCCACAAACGCATCTAGGTCGCCGCCTGACTTGCCAAGCTCGTACACGCCACGGGCCAAAGCAATCAGATCGCCTGGCAGTCCTGCAAACCCTTGAGCCGCACCTTTTACTCCAGCACCTACGGTTTCAGCCACAGCACCCATAGCCGGCTCTAGGCTTACCCCGGTTGGGAATGGCTGTCCTGTGCGCGGGTTGACGGCTGGCGCAGCAGGCGCCGGCTCCATCTCAACACGAAGGTCAGCGGCAAGCGCGTCTAAAAATGAGTTTTCTAGCGTGCTCATTGATTGTCCTTAATAGACTTGATGCTACGCAAAATTGACTTGCGCTCATTGGCGTTACTAACCCCAGCTCGCTTCAAAGTTTCTTCCGTGTAATCTTCGCTGTACGTCAGGCCAGACTTTTCTAGCTTTTGGCGCAGGCGAGCCTTATCTTCTTGCAATCGCTTTACATCCTCTTGCTGCAAACGGTTAGCCACCAAAGCCTGAGCCCTGCCAAAAGCATCAAACGATTTGCCTTGCGCAATAGCTTCTTGTTCTTCGGTTAGCAACTGGTTAATTACTTCTGCCTTGCGGACGTTGCCAGCACGGGTTGTTGGGTCGTTTGGGTTTGGAACAAACGAGTTGCCAATAAAGTCTTTGGCTCTAGCCATATCTGGCCGGTCTGTTTTGTCGATCAAGCCAAATAATTCATTGCGTTGCTTGAGAGAAATACGACGCTGCTCAAACAGGCTATTAGCATCCGCAAGACCCATTTCGCCTCGGCGTGCCTTATATTGTAATGCGCCAAAGTATTGGTCTGGTGCTCCTGGTACGTCACCCTCTTTAATCTGTCGCAGTTCTTCGCGGCTAGGTATGTACCCGCGCTTAGACATATCCGCAAGAAGTTCGTCGCCGCCAATTGCGCCACTATAAAACTTGTTGTACGACTCATAGTTGGCCGCACGGTTACGCTCAATTGATAGCTTATTATCGCGGTCAAGAATCTGTAAGTCGTCGGCTTGACGCTTGAGCATGGTCTGAACTAGGCTATCGCGCTGTCCCTCATCTAGCTTGCCCCAGATTGGGCTAAACACTCCGGCGTCTCCTGTGCGTAGTTTGGTTAGCGCGTCAGACGGACGAGCTGCAAACTCAGGCGTATTGAAGTACGTAACCATTGTGTTGTTGCGAGCAGCTAGACGAGCCTTCTCAAAAGCGCCGTCTGCATCCAAATATCTTTTGACTGTGTCTTTGCTTTGGCCTGCCATGCCTGCCATTACACCGCGAGCACCGGCTTCGTACTGGACTACTTCTTCCTCAGTCATCTGGCCATTGCGGTACAAACCCCATACGTCTTGCAGGTTCTTGCTAAGCGAGCGCACAAGGTCAGCAGACTTAACATCAATGTCGGCGGCATATCTTGCCGTTTCAACTTCGGATACTTTGCGGAGCAGCGCATTGCCAGAATTTGAGATTGACCGCATCAAACCAGATGCTTGCTCCATATCTACTTCTGCTAGGCCACGGGCAAACCCTTGCATGGCCTTAACTTCGTTCTGAGCTTGTTCGTATGTCAGCTCATTGCGGTCAACCATGCCAGAAAGGTTGTCTAAAACTTTCTGAATCTCTAGCTCAGAATCCGCACGAAGCTGAATACCAAGAATACGATTCTTTTCTTTTTCTTCTTCTTTTACCTTGCCAAAAGCAAAAGAACTAATCTTGTCTAGGTTTTCTGATAAAGACGCAAATCCCTTTGCCCCCTCGCGGAGATTGGCAAAATCTAACCTTGGCACATCTGCCGAGATCAGACCTGATTCTTGAAAGCGTGGGAGGCGTGCCATTGTTAAACCGTACTAGTTTCAATCGGTGCCGGCGATTGTTTGCCGCCAAAAGATTGTGCAGCTCCGCTAACTAATTTTGTTGTGGCATTTAATACGCCCTGCCTATAAGCAGTCTGCCCAGCAGTTTCGTATATCTCAGCCTGCAACTTACCTCCTCGCAAGGCTGCGTCAGAGTCGGCAAGCATAATTGAATACTCTCGTCCGGCAGACGTTTCATTAGCAGCTCTTACAATGTCTGGCGATCCGCTAAAAGGGTCTATGCCACCGGCATAACCCCTGGCGGCTAAAGAAGCGTTCGTTGAAATAAGTTTGCGAAGTATGTCGTTTGACCGCTGCTGGTATTGCACAGCCTTACGCTCACCCTCTACGTTGGCAATTTTTGCCTTTATTTGATATTCTGATTTTGCCGTAACGCCTTGCTGGTATGAGCTGAAGGCGCTAAGTACGGTTGCTGCTATTGCTACTGCTTCCATATTATGTCCCCTGATGCACTGACACTTTGTATTCCATACCAAGCAGAGTCAACTTCAATGGAATCGTCTGCTCAATCGTAATCTGCCCGTCTTGCGTATAGCCAAGAATACTATCAACCGTCTTAGTCCCAGTATATTCCGGAACCGGAAAATCCAAGATTGACTGGCCAAGAGCCACAAATGGAACCTCAACAGTATTGATGACCATATGCTGACTCTCGTAAACCAGAGCATTTACCTCAACTATACGCTTTTGGAACCCAAGCCTTGAGCCTGACGAGATCCGCAGCTCAATTGGCATGGTCTTAACTTTGACCGTGTAGTTCAAGCCAACTTGGTAGCTCGTCGTACTACTACGGCCAAACGTCACCGTGCCGCCGGACGGAACCTGTTGGGCAGCTTGGATTGCTCCGTCTAGGTTGATGTTGACTGTTTTGGCTTCTAGATGTGCAACCGATGCGCTTGCCGCAACACCGCCGGTTACGCACGAATCCATCTGCAAGTCCTCGTCAAATATCTCAACAAAGTACACGGTCGTTCCATTTACTACCCGCTTGACCACAGAATAGATGACTGTAACGTCTACCGCCACATCTCTGTATTCCCCATCGGTTGTGAACTCAGATGGGGCAATGACGTTCTGGGAACGCAAAAGCGAGAATACCGCCATCGTCCCGTCGGTACCGTTTACTATTAAAAGCAGGTCGTTCTCATCGGTTGCTACTGACCGACGCAACGCCATTCGTGTTGGCGTCCGCAAAAGATGGCCAGCCAGTAGCGAAATCTTGGACGACACATAGGTCGCCTGGGTATCCGTATAGGCAAACTCATTGAGCGATTTGCCCTGACGTTGTATGTACAACGTACCACTTTCCAATTGCTGAATACGCACGCCCGGTTTGGCGCCATTGCGCGTCACAGCCTTCATAAAGAAGTTGGTAGGCGTTACCGGCTCTAGCCCTTCTTGCGGACAATAGAACTCACCGCCTGTCGTAAAGACTTGCAAATCCCTGCCAGATACGACATCAGTGATTGCGTTAAACGTGTTCGTGTCCAATGTGGCTTCCACTGCGTCATCGTCTAGCCCTTCCGTAGCTTCAAAGTCAAAGAATAGTCCTACCTTAGAACCCCATACAGTTGACGGTCTAGTCTTGCTACCACCAAAGTACAGACGACCCTCATGGAACACAACCGATCGTGGGTACCCCTTGGTAGCCGACCAGACGTTTTCCCAGCCAGATTCAATCTCCCATTTGTTGTTGGCAATGGCAGAGGTATTAAAGAACGGGAACTCTACGATTGCATTGACCACCGTTGAGCTGGTGAACTCTACAATCTTGGCTCGACCCTGCGGGGTTGCATTGACGTACTGGCCAACCGAGGATGCGCTAAACGGAGTGCCAGTTGAGGCAGTCAGCGTTACCTTGCCTGATACGGCAGATGGGGTCAGTGTTCCAGCAGGGTTTGTAAATGCCGGAGTAAACGCATACTTAGGCGTTGAGTCAAAAGTTATGTTGCTGATCGTCCAGTCAGCATCCGTTGCGCCACGCACAATTTTTATGGGGATGATATCTGGGTGGACAATAATCAACGTATCAGCCGACTGAGTCCAGTTGATCTCAGCTAGCCGTGCGCCGGTCAAGTCGTATGATGTCGTGTTCAGGTAGTCCAGCGTACCGCCATTGATGTCCATTACCTGAGCACCGTTCTTGAACACGTACATCCGATAATGCGTAAAGCAAAGCATATAGGAGTCTGTGACCGAGAACTCAAACGGCACCAAGCGCGTACCGTTGCCGGCAGACTCGGTGCTAGTGTTTGGCAAGCTCATAATGTACTTCGTGCCGGGACGACGACGAACACCACCCTGCGGCTGGACTATGACGTTGGTAGCCTCCTCCATGCCGTTCTGGTGCGCCTGCAAGTCAACACGGGCTCGCAGCAGCGGATCTAACTCGCCGCTTGAAAAGTTGGTCTGAACGCTTACAAACCGCGCCATCAGAACCTCACGTCAACCAGAGGGAAATCTTGAATGACTGGCACAGGCTGACCCTGCCCGTCCATTGTTGTTGCAATGCGCATATAGCCGCCACGGCCATTGTCAGCAGGCGAGCCAGTCGCTACACCCTGCCAATACTGCGCCTTCTCTACTTGATCTGTAACCGGCATGGCTAGGTGCCAAGCCATCATGTACTTCATAAGCTGAACGAAATACACCGGCATCTCGTACTCTTGCACGTCGTACGGGTAGTCGATGTAGATGGTTTCTTCGTCGGTCAAGAGCTTGTCTTGGAAAATCCGATATGCCCGGATGCTTCCTGCGCCAGGCTGGTTGGTGGTCACAACCATCCGTGGCGGCCCAATGCGGTCACCAGGAAGCTGGAACTCATACTTGTACTCAGTCGTTGGGGTAGTAACTAGCTTGGATATTTGTGTTTTCTTGTACACAAACGACCAAGGGTACATCAAAAGGGTTTGCTTCTTGACATCCTGGTATAGCGTATCGGCAACATTTGCCGCGTCCGTACCCTCCGTAAATGAGGATATCGCTTTGGCTCCCAGCATTTGCAGGGCGGCAGAGCAGATTTTAATCGCGTTATCACCGGCGGCCATCGTTAATCCCCAATACGGTTATTGCTGAGATATCGCTATTTGTAATGGTTAGTTGCCAAAAAGGGAAGTGTTGTGTTAGCACTTCTTGCCACCAATCCAAAGGTTTTACTATTAAATGTGCATTTCTCCCGTCGGCTAGTACCTTTGCCGCCGGTCTTGTGGAGATTACCAGATAGACCGCCTTGTCTGCGTACTCCCTAATATCTATCAAGACATTGGTTAGTAGGTCTGGCTCAACGTGCTCAAGCACATCACAGCAGGCCACCATGTCAAAAGTACCCTCTGGCCTCATTGAAAATTCAGGCACACAGGGATCATACGAATATGCCGGTAGATATTCCCGCATAGTACCTTTCCCGCAGCCATAGTCCAGCAAGGTCTTAGACTCAGTCTCGGCCATAAAGTCGGCAATCTTGTCGTATAACGCCTCCCTTCGGCGGGAGCCGTACTTGGGATTTTTGTGAAGATGCTCATTCAAATCCCTATATTCTTGTGAAATTAGCATGGTTTTCCTAGCATTTGCATAGTCTTGCCACTCATGGAATATACCCCATGCGTCTTGCCATCATCTATGTGCGACTGCAACAATTTGAGCCAGTGCTCAATTTGGGCATTAGTTGCGTATCCTTGGCCTTGGCTATACTTGTTTGGGTATGATTGTATGTATTTGTGATTCCCAGGTTCTAGTCCGATGCCTGCCATTATTACCTCGTCAAATCCCATGCCATGCCTAGCCCACATTGCGCCTGCTACGCCGCTTGAGCCCTTAGCCCAAGCCAAGTCTGGCCAGAAGTAATCAATCGCTTCAAAGGCTTCCTTGCCCTCTTGAGTATGCCATGTGAACTTGCGGTTCATTTGGGATGCTCGCGGCCTTGCATGAACCCGTATTGGCCTGCTAGAGGCATCCTTAATCTGCTTGGTCATCTCGCAGTGCTGAGTCCATATGTGCTCAATCTCATGGACAACCGATGCGGCAAACTTTACCCCTAGGGTTGCGGCGTCTGGCCTAAGCCTACGCGCTTCTTCTAGGTCTACAAAAAGAGAAGGGGCTGCGCCACACAAGATGGCACAACCCCTATGCTTGGTAGGGTAAACCCTATCCAATTAGTCGCTGTCGGTTGCGCTTACAGTTGTACCGTCAACGATGTCAACTACGCCGCTTGAGTTGGAGTTGACATAGGTCAACACCAAAGACGGGGTCGTTGTGTCGTAAACAAAAAGGATGTCGCCAACAGACAGAACGCTGGACAGGTCGTTGAAATACCCGGAGGTATTCACGGTTGCCTGTGTGTCAGACGTTTTGTAGAGGTACATCGAAGGTGCGTTTCCAGCCTTGGAAGCGCATACAGTTACAAAGCCAGTTGCAGAATAAGCCATTTGTCTATCTCCTTATACCGAGTCAGTGGTTTGGATTTCGACAATACCCTCTGCGTCGATTGCAATTGCACCAGCCGAGAACACAGCATTTACTAACCAGCTTGTTTTCTCAGGGATGTAATTGATCTCTGTGCGGGGAGCGATGCCCTCTGCATAGCCGACTGCGTCGCGGTGGAAAGCCCACAGCTTGCGCTCGGAAGATGCAACAGGCAGGCCGCCTTCGTCACGGTCACCGATTGTGTGGAAGGTAAAGCCGAGGAACGTGTTCAACTCGCCCGACACTAAAGCGCGGACAGTGTTGAAATCAGCCGAAGTAACAGCCGTCTCAGCCAAGAGGCTTGACAAGCTGTTTGCGTGGATAATCATGTGACGGTTATCCATCGGGACGTTGTTCTTGTCCAGAGCTTTCTTAGCTGCGCGGAGCTTAGCTACGTTTAAGCCAGTGTCCGTACCACCCTCGTCCTCAGTAACGATCAATGACGTGCTGGAAGCAGCCAAAGCGTTGAGGATGAGCTGGTCTTGACGACGGCCAATGGCGTTAGCAACAACCTTAACAAGCTCATTACGCTCGTCAAAATTGACTTTAGCCTGCGAGAAAATGTCCGAATACTCGGCAGCGTTCCAGTCCTGCATGGTAGCAGTAACGGTCGAGAAGCCGACGTTCATGGGGGTTACATCGGATTGGGGAACGCGAGCAGTCGCAATACCTTTACCGACCTTTGGGAACTTAACAGTTGAGCCTTCAACACCCCGACGCTGACGAACAGCAGGAACCAGTTTAGCAACACCCTGGTAAGCCTGTTTAACTTCAGCATCAAAGAGCGTTACAAAGGCATTTGACAATGAAACAGCCATTTGAATCTCCTTGAAAGTTAAAAAAAGTTTCGCCGCTTCGGTTAGCCAGAAGATTCTGGGCCTACTGCTTGCGCCTTACGGACGCCAATCGCCTGTTCCCAGGTGGTCAAGGGCCGGTGTTCTGGTATGCCTTAATGCGATTTGTAATGGTTATGATTCGCATTTGCAAGGGGGGTTCAAAAAAAATCCCCCTAGCCGGAGTCAGGCTAGAGGGACTAAAGCCACGAAGGAGAGTGGCGAGGAGGAAAATGTTGCCTGTATTTTAACTGAAGTGTTGAGAAAACATCTTCTCAACCTTAGCCCGATATGCGGGATCGCTCTGGTACTTGGGATCTCCAACCATAGCGTATAGCTCGTCTTTGCTGGCCACCCCTTCTATTGGGGCTGAGTTCACGGGAATCTTGATATTCTCGTAAGACTCACGCAGCTTGAGCATCATCTTCAAGCCCTTGGCTGTACCAGCCGCATACTTGAACTCATCAAAGTCGTCCTTTGAGAAGATGCCCTTACGGACTAGGCCAGATGCCCAGTCAACCGCGCCCTTAATCATGGCGTCAGCATTGGGGCCAAGAGCCTTGCGCTCCTGGTCAACGGTCATGCGTACCTGCTCTTGCTGGTCGCCTGCCATAGCCATGTAATCGCCCACTAACTTATCTAGTGCCGATTGGCTAACCCCATACTCCTGAGCCCAACCTAATACCGTGGTGCGCAATGGGTCGTCCTCTGGAGTGTCTCCAAAAACGCTGGTGTCGTACTTACCGTCTGTCGGAGCCTTGTGCTTGCCCTGGCTGATCTGCTTACGCAAATCCTGCCAAGACTTAGCAATAGCCTCTAAGTCTGGTGCCGCCTCATCTTTTTTCCAGAAGTTCTCTGGCCACCAGTCGGGACGCTCTAACGGCTCGTCGTCATCCTCCTTTGGGCTCAAATGGTCAATCTGGGTCTTAGTCGTGTCTACCTGCTGGCCCTGCTCATCGGTGGGTGATACACCGTCGAGTAGGCCAGTTTCTTGGCTTTCGCCTTGAGCACTGGGCTCGCTTGCTTGGGTTTCCATTTACAGGTTCCTTGCTTTGGTTATCCGTGCAATAAACTCCCGAATCACGCTATTCTGTCCCTCTCGGTAGAAAGCGTAACTTGGGTCAGAACCCGGCACGGCAACGGGCTGATCTAGGTATGCTTGGTCTAGCCATTGCATAAGCTTCTGGCCATCCTCGGAGCCAAAGACCCGAAGGCAGAGCTTGTTTAAGTCATCTGCCTTCGTTGTTGCTTCTCTGATATCTGTCTGGACGGCTTCTAAATCTTCCCAGCCGCCGGCCATCAGACCATCTTCCCGACTACTTGAGCTGCCAACTCAGGGTTGGCTTCGGCAGCTTGAGCCGCCATCTGAGCACCTTCTTGCTTCATAAACTCTCTTTCCTCTGGTGTTGTACGCAACCTCTGCGGGATGCCTAACTTCTCTGCGATGTAATCCAACATCTCGCCAGTCTTAACCGACATCTGGCCTTCTGGGCCAGCCTGAGCTGCGATCTGAGCGTATTGCAGAATGTTGTTTACTTCTTCCATGCTCTGAGCCATAGCCAACGGAGCTACGGCAGAGACACGCACTTCCAGGCCATTGACCCGTAACGGCAGGTCAATAAGGCCGCGGTCGTCCATGACTTGCAGGATCTTGCTCACCAACGGAATCATTGTCTCATTTATGAGACGCCCAAAGGCTGAGCCCAGGTTCTGAGCCAGCTCCTTCATCCGTTCTACGACTTCTGTCGCAGAGCGTGCAGACATATTGTCTGGAGGGAGGCTTTCGTCGAGGAGAATCCGTTTGATGTTCTGCCGTAGATCGTTGATGACGATTTGCGATACGTTGAAATCACCTGAACGTGGCAACGCCCGTAACGATTCACCTTGAGGGCCTCCATTGCGAGCGACCGGAATAATCGCCCCTGGGACAATCTTGATCGTGTTGGGGTTAAGTACGCCGTCGTCTGCTGCCGTATAGACACCAGCAATAGCAAGGCTGGCGTTTTTAAGTAGTAACTCAAGTGTTTTATTAAGGGTCTTGATATCCGGAAGCGCAGTGATAAGCGGCCCTCGACCATAGATTTCTCCTGCTACCTTCATGTACCGGCTGACAACCCAAGGGCTGATCTTCATTTTGCGGTACACAATTTCAGATTTAGACTCTTTGTGGATAACGTAATACGAGTAGTCACCACGCTTGGGGTCAATGATCGTTGCCTCAATGAGCTCAACGTCCTCGGTTGGCTTATCCTTGACCAGACGGGCAAGAGTCCCTTCAATCGTTGCGTCCGTCCACTGGCGCTGAATCGCCTCAGCCTTTATCCTCATCCGGCGATAGACGTTGTCTACCTGGCCATTAGCGCCTTCTTCAAACGCAACAAGGTACTGCGGGACGGGGATGAAGTTGATTGGGTTTGTGTCGTCTCCAGGCTGAACCATCATTACGGCTGTGCCGACAGACAGGTCAAGCAAGAACTCGCCCATAGCAATGTCAAAGTTTGACTGCTTCATGGTCGCAAAAAGCTTCTCGTTATAGACATCTAACGCAGCTTGAGCTTCAGGCTTGCGGTCGTCAGGAATGTCCGGCCCCGGCTCTAAGCGGCACCACTTACGTTGTGGAGGGAAGATTCCAGACTGGAGGCGGTTAGCAAAACGCTGAACTGAGTTGATGGCCGTCGAGTCAAAGACCCGGTTCATCTTCTTGGCGCCACCTACCTTGCCCTCCCAGTAACCGTCGTACAGGTTGCGCTGCGGCAAAGCAAACTCGTAGGCGTCCTCATACAAATCCCTGAAGTCGTCCTTCTTGCGAAGCGCCATGTCGTGACGCTTCAGTACATCTTCAACCTTTAGTCTTTCGGCCATTGCTAATCCTTTTTGTGCTTTGCGGCGAACGAACGGGCCGCTTCTTTGCTACCGAAGCCCCAAGCTTTGAGGGCGAGCTTGAGGCGGGTGGGTCTACCTTTTTCGTCTGTGAGAGGCCCAGCCATGCCGCCAAATCGCGCAGCAAAGCTAACACGCCTCGGGTTCGTGCCAGACTTAACGGGGGCTTGGAGGTTGCCGCCTTCCTTGTTTTCAAAGTGCTTCCTGCCTGCTTCATTGAGTCCACCTTCCGGGTTTTGATGTTTCTTCTGTACCATTACTCGTACCACTCAATCATTAAGTGAGCCATGTGCGCTTGGCCACTTCTGTTTGTTAGCCTAAATAAATAAGTTGTCAGAGGCGCTAAAACATATTGAAACGAAAATGCAGCGGCTCCACCAGCCTGACCACCAGACCCACCCGCAAGGAACTCTCCGGTCAAAGCCGTTCCGGTAGTAGTGACTGTCGGGTTGATTAGTATTGCGCTTGCGCTCGTATTGGTGGATGACCTATAACGATTGATGGCTGTAAATGATGTTCCACCAGTTACCGTTGCGTTTTCGTAAATAGTGAATTCCGCATCCCCTCCACAATTAACATCAAACACTAGGTGAGGATATTTGCCAGTAGCCCAGGCAACGGCAATATCAATAGACGCATTGTCAGCCAGTTGATTTGCATCGCCATTTAAGTAGTAAGCATAAAAGGCTCGGCCTTCGTGCAACCTAATATGGTTAATGTCAGCAACTACAAATGGCTTTTCAGATCCAGCTACAACCTGGTTGCCATCTTTGTCAATAAATGTTGACGTAACAAATCTTGACTTTGTATTGTCAGATTCTCGCTGAACAATAATAGCCATTAGCTCTCATCATCCTCATCTAAGTGCATAGCTTTTTTCAAGTCCATATCACTTGCTTTTTTACGGCCTTGTTCTTTGGCTAGCATCTTGGCTACTTTTTTGTGAAACGCCGTAGGCTTGCGCGGCATCTCATCTTCATCTTCTTCACCCAGGTAGATTTCAATACTCATTATTTAGCCTTTGGCTTCATGGCAGTTTTTGCCGCCTTCTTAAATGCTTCCTCGGTTGGCGCACCTTTGGAACCAGGCTTACGCATCTTCTCGCCTGAGCCTTCTTTTATACGCTCACGCTTTTCATGGATGTTGGCATAGAGTCCTGGCTTCATTTCTTGGCCATCCCTGCCTGAGACATGGCGATTGCCACTGCCTGCTTTTGGCTCTTAACCACTGGGCCACCCTTGCCTGAGTGCAGGCTACCTGCCTTGTACTCACGCATAACCTTGGCCACCTTCTTTTGCATCTTGTCTTTTTTGTCCATCATTAGACACCAGTACCGAGGGTTTGTTGTAGCCCAGTCTCAGGAGCGATCCGAGCCTCAGACAGAAGCGCACGGCCACCACGGCGAGCACGGCGGCGAGCTGCCGTATCTTCAGCGGCTGCTTGCGCGGCTGGCTTTTCAACCGGCTTTGCCACATCTCTCATTTGATCTGCAACAGTTCCCTGGCCACCATCTTTGCGCGGCAAATCCAATACTTTTTTAATGCTGCCAACTGCTCCACTCATAATTAAGTCCTTTCTGCGCCCATAGAGCCTAAAGTTTCCAACCCAAGTTCAGGAGCCACACGGGCTTCTGACAACAACATCCTTGACCCACCGCGCAGGCGAGCACGGCGTTTGGCCGCTGACTGCTCAGCCAAGTCCACGCGCTCTGCCTCAGCCTGAGCTGCTAGCCGTGCGTTTTCCTTGCGCTGCTCCTCAAGCTGACGCTCGGCTGCGCTGTTATCGGGTTTCTTAAACATTCCACTCATATCAGACCCTCGACATCATTAAGTAATCTACCCCGTCCACGCCGTATTTGCGTAAGACCCCGTCGCACTTAAAGCCTATGGCATGAGCCCACTTCTCTGCGCGCTTATCCGTAGTTCTAACGGTTAATTGGATACGGTGCAATCCCATAGATATCTTTGCGATATCCATTACCTTAATCCCAATGCGCGTAAGGGTTACAGGGATTGTTCTTACCTTTTCATCTGGCATTAACCATGTCTCTGCGACACCTTCCCAGATAGACACAAACCCAAAGATGGCCACGGGTTCCATGTTTAGGAAGGCGGTTACTGCCGGCCCCATCCTGGCCTGTGTTTCTAGTAGACCTGGTATCTCGTCCTTGGTTGCCAGCACAGTCACATCCTCTGACTGTATGGACATCCTTTCGGCGTGATTAACCGAGAAGGGCATAAAAAACAGCCCTTTGCGTTTGTTAGCTTGGTTTAGTCGTTCAGCGAGAACCGAACACGTCAAACTCGGCATTTACCACCGTCTGAGCTACGCGGGTATCCGCGCTCAATGCACTCTTAGTCATACGCCTATGCTCGCCCCCGCCAAGGAGAAGATACCCAAATGCGTCGCCAACGTGCGAGTGTTCATTTTTGTTTGGTGCATCGCGGAATCTTTCTTGCCCCGCACCAATCGCAATACGCTTAAAATGATACCCGCCGGCAAGGGCTTTCCGGAGGAGCTTGCATTGCTTGTTCACAATGAGACCAGGCTTGCCATTGATCAGTCTTTGCATGGGCGCGGCAGCAGCTTCACGTCTAACCTTGAAGTCGTTGCTATGTGTAGGCTGGGCTCTAAGACCTAGAGTGCGCAGATGGTCAAAGGCTGTTACCTCGTAAATCGCATCTCGTTGCATACCAGCCGGGTCACCCCAAAGCATAATCTGGCAGCTAGGGAATCTGGCGTTTAGCTCAGCCAAGAGCTGCTGACCAAACCTTTCTAGTCCCATGTCGAAGGTAACAATTTCGTGGATCACTACCCACCTGCCATTGTTGAGCCTTTGGCCTATTACCGCAGCTGGGGTAAGACCAAAGTCTAGCCCAACCTGAAGCGGCAAGGCCGGGTCAAACTCCACGTCGTCTGACATCATATTGTCGTCGTACTCTGGCCAGACTGGCCTGCCCTCTTGGACGTAGGTGTACTTACCTTCGGCATAGCACTTGATCCAATCTAGATTCTTGCCCAGAAGCATCTGCTGATAGTAGCCAGCTGGAAGATTGTCTACGTTTTCTGCCCTTGGGTTTATTTTCCACCAGCGGCCAGAGGCAAACACATGGTCATTGGCTTCTGGGTTTTCTGGCAGGTCGTCAGAGGAAACCTCGACCACGCCACCTGGCTGCTTAAAAAATGACCAGCCGTATTGCCCGGTCAGCTTTTCCTTTTCTGCCAAGCGGAACCACCAATGGTCGTCATCCATTGGGTTTGTATCCATCCAGATACCGTGCCAGCTAGCTCCACCATCTCGCTTTGTCGGGTATCGACCAACCCGGTGAGTCAGCCCGTCGATCACAGCCTTTGGTAGTTCTCTAGCCTCGTTGACCCAGGCGCCTGTCAGCTCCAAGGACAGAAGCTTACGCACGTCCTTTGGTTGGTCTAGGGCTAGGAATATAACCTCCATGTCTATACCGGAGGCGTCTCCCCTGGATGGGAGGCGTATATGGTGGGTAATCGGCGGCGTCCAGAGCATCGGCCCAAAGGTGTTTTCTGGAAACAGATCAAGCCAAGTCTTGATCGTTGTGGTCTTGAGCATTGGGTACGAGTTACGCACCACAGCCCATCGCGAGTACCTTATTCCATCAATCGGACTAGGCTTTTGCTGGACGGCTTTCATCATTACCTTGGCCGCACAAGCATAGGATTTGCCCGAACCTACTGGCCCCATCAGACCTTGAACAAAGGCGCTAGACTGGATGAACTTATAGACTTCTGGGGACTTAGAGAAGTTTAGGTTTAGCCCAGTTACCGGCAGTTCTTTAGAACTTCTTTCTTTAGTCTTAGCCATTTTTAGCCGCTAGGTAGAGTCCGACATTGCCAATGCTATACCCAACAAAAGCAATACCAAGACCAACATTGCCGTGTCTAATAAAATCGAAAGCAACGATGGCATAGACGATTCCTATCACGGCGATCAGCCACGCCGCCACTCAAGCCACCCCGATAGAACAATAACAAAAACCATTGTTAAAACAAACCACGCCACATTTTGAGCAAGTATGTGTTCCGGCATTTTCTTCTCCTTTGAGTATTTTGATTGCTTCTTTCCAAGCAATTTCCGCGCAAGCCTTTTCGTCCTCACTCCATTGTCTTGCGTCCTGCCTTGACTGAACCCAGTCGTCAAAGTTAATCATCGCACCCCTCGTTCATTTTTTTATACTCAGCCCACCACATACTTGAGTTATCGCAATTTTGATATGCTGCAAAGCAAGGTGTGCCAATGGTGTAATGGTACAGATTAGCGTACTCGTTCAGAGGATACTCCAGAACTAGCCAGTTCCAGGTTATAGGGATTTCCCCTATCTCCCCGTCGTGCAGCCAGCTAAAGCGATGAAGGAATGGCCCGTCCAGGTGTTTAATCATTTCCGGGGTAAGGCTGCGGTTAGCTGAGTGCTCGCAGTTCCACAGGATCAGGCTTGACCAGTTTTTTCTGGGGTAATTCTCGTTTTTATTTCCAAGATACTTGCGGGGGTGGACGGTCTGGTAGTCGTGTTGGACGACTTGGACTGCGTATCTATCGTCACGCATTGCCCAGAGTTTGGCGATATCTTCACGGCAGACCATGTCCCCGTCTGCGAAGATGGCCCAACCACGGTAGCCCATGAGATGCGGTACGAGAAACCTTGAATAGATGAAGTCATTTGATCCGTCCTTTCGTCCTAC